ACATCGTTACATTACCGAGGCAGAGCGGTTGATGTGCGCAGTCGCAACTGGTCTGCCGCCGACAAATGGCGAGTGGCCGAAGCAGTGATGTTTTATTCGAATCAAGCACCGGGCAAGATTGAGCTTGAGTTGGTCTATGATGCTGATGGCGATAAGCATTGGCATATTGGTGTTGATGATACGGCAAAAACCCATCAGCTATTGGAGAGCGATGATTAAGTGTCTATTACTAATTAATATAATATTAATTAGTGCTTGCATACAGAGCCCAACGCCGAAGCTAGTGCCGATGCCACCGCAAGAGCCCGATTCAATAGGCTGGCTAATGGCGGCGGATCGTATTGCTCAAGCTGATGGAGTAATTGTCGGCGAGATTCACACACTGGAGGAAGATTGGCAGTATGATGATCCTTGCGGCATGGTGAAAATTGCACTACACCAATGCGATGGTACGGTTACATATCGGCTCCATGTCGTGAATCCAGAGCGAGATAAATGGCTCTGGACATTCGTTCTTGCCTACGGCACTTTTGGTCTGTATGTCGGCGAATCCGCCGTATTCGTCTATCGTCAAATGGTAATAGATCGCTTACAAGAATGCCGAGAGCGCGCGGGTATGTATAGTGCTAGCTGTTCTTATGATTTATTGGATGTATTAACCTCGGATTTAGATGTACTGCCCGTTGCCGATTCAGCGCGTGTAAATTCATTATTCAACAGAAAGAAGCACTAATGTTTCCACTGCTTGGGTTGTTGCCGAAGTTGATTAAAACCGCCGCTGGCATTTTAGGCGTTGACTCGGTGAAAGATGTTGTGGACACGTTGCAAAATAACAAGCTAACGCCGGAACAGCGGGTGGCTCTTGAAACAGCGCTGCAACAGCATGAGAAAGAAATGCGTGCTCTTGATATCGAAGAATTGAAACAGGTCATGAGCGAAACATCGCTGATGATTCAGAGCGATGATAAGTTTGTCAAGAGAGCGAGACCAACCGGTTTGTACGTGGCGTATGCGTGCAGCGTTGCGATGACTGTAGCGCTCATTGCTCAAGTGCATATTGATCCTACAGCTATTCTGACGTTGATGGGGCCGTTGTACGGTGCTCAGGGGTACTATATGCACCTACGCACGAAGGAAAAGATGAACGGTGGCAGCGGGGATTGACAGCAGCGGTATACTTAAGATATGTGGCTAGAGCCAGAACCGAACGAAGCTTGGCGAGGCTATTCAACCGATTGGCCAGAGATCGACTACGCCAATCATTCCTTATACCAAATGTGGAAAGCGCGGAAAGATGCTCTTGAAGACATCGCAGGTTAGATGGTGGGTTCCAGCGGTTGCTGTTCTCGGTGCTTGGCTATTGGCACTGACCGGACGCTGTGCTGCTCAGGTGAATTTTAATCAAGCAACGCTGGACTCGCTCGGTAGCGTTGCCGACACCGCAACGATTGAGCACGCTGCTTGCTTGCTAGCAGCGCCGACCGGCGGTATCGAAATGCACGGCGATACGGCAGTGCCGATTATCGCAGTGAATACGATCTATTGGCCGGAGCAAGCCGGTACGCCGATGGCTGTAGCACACGCCGCTTGCCCATATGGAACAGTTGTTGGCTGGCACAATCATATTCCGGCAATTACCGATACGGTGTTTAAAAAGCTAGGCTGGGACAGCGGGTGGGATAAGCCGGAGTGGGTTAGCGGCAGGTTGCGAGGTTGCGCAATTGGTCAGAACGATATCTTCGGCAGCCTTCGTGAAACAGCACCGATGATTATGGTGCATGTGGATAAGTCGATCTACTGCTGGTACACGAGAGAGCAACTGCTGCAGAATTCGCACCGAATGATTCTGTGGCCGTATCAGCAGCAGATATCAACGCTTGACAATCATTAATCATTAATATATAATTAATTAGCGCTAGTCAAAAAGCGCGACAAGTCGCCAACACGCTGTCTCCCCGACAACCTTCCTGCGTGATCTGGCGATTTGTTTTTCATATTGGAGATTTTTATGCTAAAAGGATCAAAGCATACTGAAGAAGCAAAAGCAAAAGCAAGACGTTCGCACGCTGCATCCGAAAAACAATTTGTTGCAACAGCTAAGCCGACTATACGAGATTTAGAATGGGCCGCTGGATTTATTGAAGGCGAAGGCAGCTTCAACAAGATCGGCAATTCTGCCGCAATTCAAGTAGCTCAAGTCAATCCTGATCCATTAATACGACTACATTCTCTGTTTGGCGGGCGCATTTCGTTGTATCCTAGAAAGAATCCAAAGCATCAAGCCATTTGGCGTTGGTTTGTATATGGTGCAAGAGCGCGAGGCATAACAATGACTTTGTATTCGCTACTCAGCGAAAAACGCAAGGAGCAGGCCCGTGCAATCCTCGCCATCTAACATTATTCAAGTTTGGCTCTATCTGATCGGTACACCGGCTAATGCTCGCAAATTGCGAGCGAGATTAGACGGGTTAAAATCGCCGCCGCTGGACGAGCTATTCGGTCCAGAGCCTAAGCAATGCCCGCTGACCGTGATGTATAATGCTGAAGTTAGTCGCAGAGCGTATCTAGACGCCAAGCTGCGCCCGGCGCTAGACGCCTGGGACACCGAGTATATCGATATTAATGACATGCGACGATATTGCCTGGAGATTGAGCGAGGCAGATATCGTGGTTTAGTTTTCAACGCTTCTTCTTACGGGCTTTTGCAAGCTTACCGAGTTTCTCCGGTAAACCTTTCGGAGACTGATGGTACGAAGTAAACTCTTTACCAACGCTTTCTGGTATGCCGAGCGTCGATTTACCATGAGCAGCGGCTTGCATAGCTTTGAATTGCGCTTTTGATTTAGCAGGCATTTGTTATTTGACTCCGGCGGATTTAAACGTCCCGCGCTGAATACGCAGCCCTAAGAGCCGCTTTAGCTTTGGCAGCAAGCCCGAGCTAAGCGGCATCTTGTTGATTACTGGCTTTGTGATGCCGTGATTCGGCGCTGGTCCACTCGGTTTTGGTGTACCAATCTTAATAGCTGGTTTTCGTAACATCTTTACCACCGCGCATCTTCACCAATTTGCGCAGTTTCTCGCCGAGCCCGTGCGGGCCAGCGTTTGAATCGAGACCTGCCTTGGTGCCACGCGAAACAATACCTTCAATCTCGCCAACTTTGCCGCTTGATTCGGTCGTCGGCGCTTGGCCAAACAAACCTTTTGGTTTCTTATTCATCGACTTCCCTTTGAAATTTGGATTCGCTGGATTTGCTTCTTGAATATCAGCCACACTTCGACTTGCATAGCTGTGGGGATTCTTCAGTGCCATTATTGGTATCCTTTTTCTTGAGCTTTTAGTATGCTCTTAATGAATGCGTTAATCTCTGCGTCTGTAGCGGCTGGGCCGATTAGACGTGACGGTGACATTACTGGTAGCGCTTCTTCAAACGCTGGCGTACCCATCCATTGGGTTTTTGCCAACGCATCCGGTGTAATCGACTCGACGCCGGTACCGATCTCTTGCATCTGCGGCAATATCGACTCAGCGGTGTGTTGTCCAGCCTTCATTCTTGCCGCTTCCAACCGCCGAGTCAGCGCTTGCGCCTCGTCTAGCGAAAAGTTGCCTGCTGGCTTTGCAGCCCGTGGCGCTCTTGTACCGGTGACTTCGAGACCTTTGGTACCGGGAATCGGCTGCACCGTCTCACCGGGAAATGCTGCTGGCGTTTCTATCGCCTCTTGTATCGCAGGCATTTCTTCGGCATTGGCACCTTTCAACGCTTTAAGCTGCTCCTCTAAGATTGCGTTGCGTAGCTGCGGTCGCTTTAGCATAGCTGCAATCGAGCGGAAAGGGGCTTTGGCGGCTTCAGAGCCAATAGCAGCCACCGTGCTACCTTTTGGCGAGGTTTTAGCCGCTGGGGCCAATAGCGCTCCAATATTACCGACTGTTCTAGCTGTCTGCTCTGCGCCAGCTTCTGGCTTTAGCCCAGCTAGTAGCTGCCCCGGTAGCTTCGGCAAGTTTTTAACCGTTTCTATTGGGTGCAGCACTGCCGATTCGATGCCTCTTGGGATGTCTAAAGCTGCCTCACCAAGACCGCTCAATCCCTCCGATACGCCGCTGCTAATACGTTCACCGGGAGATGCTGCCGCCGACTGGTCATAGACCGACAGCGCCTCATTAGCGTCGCGGATAGCAGTCATTGCTTCCGCATCGCCGGGGTTCGCGCGATGGTCAACAAGTGCTTGCTGTAAAATCTGCTGCCATACTTCGGGCGGATGCTGCAATTGCCAAGGTTGATCTAACGGAATAGGATTGCCCATTATAGTCCTTAATCTGGTCTAGTATAGCCATAGCGGCTTTGTGATTTTGCTGGCTGCTGATCGAGCAGACCGCCACCGTATTCTAACGGTATCTGTGACGCTACGTTCGGATCATTAACCAAACGCTGCCAACCGCTGCCACTTGCCGCTATTGCCGCTTGTACTCTTGATCTGATATTGTTAATCTTAAGCTGCCGAGATTCAGGTGGCTCGCTGAGTAGCGGTGCAAACATCGCCATCTGTTGGCGCATTTCGGTAATCGTCATTTGCTTACCAGCCATTTCTGGCACCGCAAACCCGACGAATGTGTAGAAGTTAGCCAGCCATTTTGCTTCATCGGCGCTTAGCCCCATAGCCATGGCTGAGCGTATGACTTCACCGATTGGCGCTCCAACAACTGGCAATTGGCTCAGCACCGCTTGCGTATTCAAGCGACCAATAACCCGATCAACGGCCCCGGGCGGCGTTGATTCCATACCATGCGCCGCTCTAGCCATGTTGGATGCAAACTGTGCTTTTTCAACCTCGAACTGTTCCGCGCGAGGCCGTAGCGGCTGACCGCCTTGACCGGTTAGCGGTGTTACGGCGCCAGTACGCCGCTGTACGCTGACGTTGACCGGGCCTTTTGGTGACTCGGTCGTTTGAATAACCGGTGCCTCCATGCGACCGACTTGGCCGGGTGGTAGCGAGACGGGCTGCGCAGGTTGACCTGGGATATATCGAGGTATAGTTGCAAACCCTGGTGTTCCTTCATTGCCTTGTGTTGGTAGCAATATCTGCGATTCAGGTGCTGATGCCGCTTCGCCAGTGGCCAATTTCGTTTCGCCGCTATACGGGTCCATGATGCCGTGACGCAAGCCTTGAGGCGTTTGCGTCGTGATTGAGAACGGACGCTCGCCCTTCTGTGCCGCAAACAGCTTAGCCTCCGCTAACGCTCTAGCAAGAGCCATCTGTTGGTCTTGCAAACGCTGCGCTTGTAGACCTTGAACGAATGACGCAATGCCGCTGCTAGCGTCGGTGGCAACATTACCAAGCGACGGATGCGGTAGCTGTGGGATAGGGCCGGTCATTATCTACGAATATCCTCTTTAGTTAGTGGCTTTTGCTTCGGTGTTATTGGACCGCTGCGCTCGCCACTTACCGCTGGCGATCCGCCAAATAGTGACCCGATGGTTTGGAACACTGATGGATCAATACCACCAGCACCGACTTGCGGTGTTGAGTTTAGCAGATTTGCTCCAAGCCCTAGTCTTGCTAGCTCGTTCTGCTGCTCGTTTTGTAGCACATTGGCCTGTAGCTGCCCGAGACCACGTAGATACTCGGTTTGAATATCGCCTTGTGATGTTGTCAGCGGTGTGCCGTAATAGACACCACGCGCCGAAGCGTCGGTGATAGCGTTGCTCATCGCCGATTTGCGCTGTCTCTCTAAATCGCCCTTGAAGAAGTCGTAGAGTGTTTGTGGCACTGGCTTATTGCCAGCGACGGTGCCAGGAACAGCGGCACCCGGCGCGGCAGATGCACCGGGCGTTGCCGACGCAACAAGATTACCGGCTTGATTCAATGAGCTACCTCTAGCGCTAGGCTTTGGGGTAATCATTGGTTTTGTTGCAAACTGTCCGCCAGGATTTGGCGAGCGTCCTTGCAAATAGCCAGGCAACATCTGCCCACCGCCACGTTGGTCCATGGCAAATCTGCGAGGATTGCTATTGATGTCTAGTACCATGTTAAGGCTCCGGTGCGAAGTTGTACGTCTGCCCACCACCGCTTAATACGCGCGACATTAGCTGGTTGCGCAGATCGGTCTGAGCACCGAGATATTGCTCGGCAGATTTACGTTGTTTCTGCGCACCGAGGAAATTAGCAGCGCCGGTACCTAAGCCGATTACTTTGCCGAGGCTAAGCTTTCCCTCCGGCGTTCCTAGCATATTGGGCTGACGGATGACGTTGCCGATTTTGCTAAAAACATTCCCGGTACCACCAAGTTTATCTATGCCGAATTTGCCTAAGCCACCAGCTAATCCAGCGCCAGCGATATCGGCAAAACCGCCCTTGCCGAAAGCATTTTTGCCCATGAGCGTGCGGCTGAGTAGTTTTGAGCCAGCCCCTAGCCCAGCGGCAGCTAACGGGCCAACGCCAGGGATCAAGCCAGCGAATGGTGCCGCTACGCCAGCGACTTTGCCAACTACTTTCCCGATTCCTTTCAAAACTTTTCCCATATTATTCTTCCCTTAGAAGTATATCGTGCCAGAGGCCATCAACCGGCAAGCGAGTCTTCCAAACAAAACCGCACTTCTGCAACAGCCAAGTCATCGAGGGCTGTAGGCTCGGCGGGACAGTTATCCACGTACCCACTGGAATGTTATCACGTAATACTTTTGCTTTACCAAATATCTTGCCATCTAGAAGCCAGATGTGAGCGAACCATTGATTTGTCTCGGTCTCTTGTTCAAACTCAATCTTGATACCATCGATTACCATAGGTGTATTATTTCGAAGTAAGTATGATCTGACGTTGTTGTTAGATTAATCGCTCCACCACTATCTTGATTCACAACTAGCTCATAGAAATCGCCGGGCGTCGGATCGTTAATTAGCAATAGTACATCTAGCGAATCTAACGTATTTGGCTCTACTACGGAATAGGCGACAGATGTAGTACCGTTTTTGCGTAGCGTTAACTCGCGCACTGTTCCGCCAGCAGCTTTGACAAATACCGCGTGTCCATGCAAGAGCCATGATTCGGTTACTTTTCCAGTTAGCGGAATCGTGAATCTGTTTGATGCAAATAAACCTACCGTGTCAAAATCTACCGTGTTAAACGCCACAACTGTCGGAGTAGCGCTGTTAATCGATTGCGTAGCTGCCGACTGATGCACATGAGCACGCATCCGTGGCGATGGTCTTGTTGAATCAACAGTTATTTGCTTCGGTTGAGCCCGCCCAGGCTGTCTGCTTTGCGGCGTTAGCTGTCTAGCGAACGGGTCTGGGTTTGGATCAATTCGGTCAATCATTACGGTCTAAGCATATTGTAAGCTTGCATCGTGAAACCATTAATAGAAGGCTGCACCGCTGACGCATCGGTGAAGCGCAATCTGCAACGTTTTCCTTGCCCATCAAGATCAACGCGATAGTGTCGCTCAGTGCCGTCATAGGTTGTATCGACAAAGCTGCCAGTATCGGTGCTACCACCGTCAAACTGTGTTAATACCTGCAAAGCATGGCCAGTTGGCAGCTTTGCTTGAAGCAGCATTTGCCGAGCCGTCTTGGTAATACCCGGATCACCAAAGTGCAACGTTGGTAGCTCAACAATCATGGTGATGTTAGAGCCGCTGGTACCATCGCTTAAAACATCGTCTTTAGCACCAATGTCCATCAAGCGGACGAAACCGTCTGAACCGCCGCTGAGCCAGTTTTCAATGCCGCTGCTATTGACATAGTTGCAGGCTGATGTTATGCCGAAGCTATACAGCCACGGACCATACCAGCTTTGGAGTCTTACAGCTTGAACGAATACTGTTTTGTTCAAACCGCCATCGCTAGCACCGGGTACGACGAATAGCAATTCTTTTCGTCCACGGTGATATAATACTATACTATTAGTAATATTCGTTGAATCAAGAGCGTTAAAATCAGGCAATACCTGTTCGCCGATTGGCGTTGCCGATGTATCAGTTACTGCATATGGTCCTCGCTGAGCGAGCATTGCTGCTACGTTCTCAAATCTCTTGAGTGCTAAGATACCAACTGCACCAACTTCGGCAGATATACCCTCGGTGTTTTGCGCAATGACAATATCATCGCTAGCTTGACCGGTAAATCGCATGACCGAGTCAATCGTTGCCATTAGCAGCGATGAACCGATGACTTCAAGCGCTGTAAGCTGCTGACCGGTTAAGAAGTCGGTAACGGCAGACCCACCTTGGTTTTTAGCGCCCGTAGTAAAGTCAGTAGCATCACCGATTTTGCTCCAGAAAATTGTCTTCGGCAATAACCCCGGTGTAGCTGCAGATGCCGACATCGCAAACATGCGCGTGTGGTAGCTGATGATTGCTGTTGTCAGCGGCGCATTGTTCGTCGGATCAAGCTGGGTCAAGACACCAGCGCCATCCCAACTGAAGTAATGACCACCGCTGGCGATGTACAAAATCAACGGAGCACCACTGCTTGACGCTCTGAATGGAGCAAAAATAGCAGGCTGCGTTAGCGAGAACATTGCCGCGCCAGTTGTCCAAGTCGTTGCGTAGTTATCGGTCAAATACGTTGTTTTAAAACATTGCACATTGGCAATACCATCGAGATCGGCACCTGAACCGCTAAGCGTCAGCGTTAGCTTTAGACGAATCCAAATCGGTGCTGCGCCAGCAACGATCAGCAGCGTTGGTGTGAATTCGGTCGTAATATTTTGGCCGCGACCAGCCGTAACGCTATAGCTGCCGCTGAGCGAATTCCAAACACCACCATTGTTGAGCGAGTATTCGATCTCAACCTTGCCGATTGCCGACACGCCGGGGTCTAGCCCAGACGCTGACACGTTGAGCTTGAATCCGATCTTGTACAAGTTATCGACAGCAGGCAGATTGTTGTCAATCGCCGGATCGCCGAATTTGTTGATTAACCGGTCGCCAGCAACCGAGGTGCTGACACCAGCGGTTGTGCGCTCTAGCGTGTTGATGCCGTTGTTTGTACCGTCAGGATCGGTCCAACCTGCCGATGTTCCTTGGTTAGCGGTGGTACGCGCTACAGCGGTCGATGTTGCTTGTGTAAACGCCGGAGTGAACGACGTGCCGTCGCGCCAGTATAAGCTACCGTTGCTGATAACCACGGTTTGTTTGCCGGACGGACCATCCCATTGCGTTACGCCGCGAATAGCGGCAGGGAACGCTGCTGCATGTATGCGCTGGCAGCCAGTACGCTTGCCGAAAGCGCCATAGCTGTCCACCAATCGGCAATTGGTAGCATCTACTAGTTCATTGTTGTTTAGCAAGTCTGGAGAAATCGCCGTGTTACGACCACCACGAAAATCAAATCTTGCCTCTTGAACTTTGCGTTTAGCCATTTATCTCTTGATAACCTTGACGTAGTAGGTTGTACCAGCACCGTCTGGATCGGCAGCGCCACCAGCGAATTGGAACCAAGTAATCGATACTGTATTTGCCGCTGAGACCCAGGCAATTGGCGGATTGAAGTTTGCTGGCAAATTGATACCGGCAGAGACTTCCACCAAATCGCCAAGAGCAGCACCTGTAACGGTAATAGTCAAAGCGGCAGATTGCCCGGGGACAGCGCCAGGAGCGGCAAAGTTCAATGATGCGCTCGCATACAGCGGTATATGGGCAATAGGCGCTGTTGACGACGCTAATCCGGCAGTATTGAAAACCAAGCTAGACGATTGCCACTCGTTCATGGTAAAGCTACAGTTGGCGCGAGTACCGTTCGTCCAAGCGGGGCGAAGACCAGAGCCGCCAAATGTCGAACCGCCGGTTTTCTCAACGAATCCGTTCAGCATCACAGAGATGTTGTCGCCTTGCAGACCGACAATGTTTGTCCAGGTGGTAATATTGCCAAGACTCATGGCGTTAAGCTGCATGGCGTTGACGACGACAGCAACTTTGTTGCTTGAGCCAGGGAATATACCGATCAGATCGAGATTGGCAAATGCATCCGATTGAATGCCTTCGATATGCAAGCTGTTGAAGACGACAGCACCGCGTTCGATAAGAATTAACCGCGGATCGGCAGATTTTACATTGGCATATTCTAGATTCAATTGCTCAAACGTATCACCATCGCTAGTTGATAGCTGGAACATCGGGCCGTTAACATCTTTAACCGTTGAGCTTGCATAGCTGCGACCGTTGGCGTAGATGTTTCCCCAATGATTGCCGGTGTTGGCGCCTGAAGCACCGACGTGTACTTTGTAATGCGTCTTGTAGACATCTCGGACTACGATATTGTCGATAGTGTTCGAAAAGAATAATGCACCATTTGCATTAACTTCGAAACCGATATAGCTGCGCAAAATCTGCACATCGGTCATTGTGCTCTGGAAGAACGATGTTAGTCTGATGCCGGATGCATTGGTGTCTGATGCACCGGGGTCACTGCTATACAACGTTTGCAAGCTGCCGAAATCCATACCTTTGGTTGGCGAGTTTAGCTCAAAGACTGGACCGGTTAGATTTTGGCGATAGAACACAGTATTAGAGTCGCCTCTGCCACGGAACGAAATCGGCGCTGTAATCGTAATCGTTGTTGACGTTTGATATGTAACACCATTGGCTCTGACGGCACCAAGAACGCTTTGCGCACCAGTGATAGCTGCAGCAATAGCCGCGCTATTAATAGCGGCAGACTGCGTTGATGCTGCACCGTATGCTTCGATGTGATATACGCCCCAATCTTCGCCTTCCAGCACCATTTGCACGGCGGTGCTGAATGCTACCAATGTTGCATCATACGGCTCATGTACCAATACACGAGCAGCACCATCAGCCACAGCAGCGTTAATCGCTGTCTGAATCTGCTGCTCGATAGTGCTACCGCTAAACCAATTGCTATCGTAGGTATCGGTAGCAAGAATGGTGGCGAGCGGTGATGGGACTTGGGGAATAGGCATTATGGTAACTTAGATACTCGCCAACGCGTTGAGTTAGCGTCGTAGACAGCTATTGCCATCTGGTTCGTTGTTAACACAAGATCAGCGCCTGTTGTAGTTGTAAAGCGATTGGCGGCAGTGCTACCTGCGCTTGCGTTTCTAATCGTTACATTTGGTGCTGCAACATTGATAAACACATATTGACGATTTGCAAAACCGTTGATTAATCCAGTAATTGCCGAAGTACCAGCACCATCACCGGTAAATCGAATTGTATCTGCGTATTGCGTTGGGTCGAAATCGTTCGTATCGCCTGCTGCTAATGTCTTGCTAATAACAAATTCATTTGGTGTAACTTTGAGAACCGCTGGTAAGGTGCCGGAGAAAATCGTCGTAATACCTGGAAAACTGCAACCAACGACTTCGGTGACACCGTTTTGGGCTCCGGCGAATGAAATCGCCACAGCCTGATCGGCAAAGCGAGTATTGCTAATTTTAGTATCTATAACATTGCCATTTAGCAAAATCGAACCAGTTGATCCCCCTGTAGCGTTGTTCGCATAGAAATCTCCGCCGTTGACCGTTGTTTTTGCCACATTCGCTGCAATAAAGACAGCTTGACGACCGTTTTGGGTGCCGGTGCAACCGCTGAGCACGCAACGATCCGCCCCGATGCTATAACCAACACCGCTGCCACCAGCAGCACCATCTCCCTGCGTTCCGGTAGATTCGCAATTCGACAGCACTGTTCCTGTTGCTTCACTGCTGATACGAATGCCGATATCTTTTGCATAGCGGCTAATTAACCCATCGCCTTTTGTGCGCGGCGAACGAAACTGGAATCCATACGCTGGCCCAATGCTGCCATCTGCGCCGGTGCTGCCGAGTGCTGTACAAGCGCTGAATACAATGCCTTCGCCTTCTTGGTGTGTATCAAAAGCGGCACCGGTGCAATCACGACCAGTGCTATTCGACACAACCACCGCATATGGAATACCTTTTGCTCCAGCACTTCCGGCTCCACCGGTCGTAAAGACATGCCGTACTTTATCGCCATGCACATTGTTAACTCGAAGACCGGATTGCGCACCGAATGCTGCTACACCGTATCCAAATCTGACGCCATCATCTGTAAGATCGCGCATCCAAGCGCCGTCAACTAACCCGGCAATATTATGAACAAGTTCGACAACGCGACCGTCAAAACCTTCCGCCCAAATGTTTGAAATATGTGGATCGTGCGCGTAGCGAATAAGCATTCCACCGCGTGTCCGCGTACCGGGCGACGGATTCAAAAGACTCAAGTTGCTAATTTCAATGCCAGTGACTAGTGGAACTTTGCGTACTGTCGCCAGATTAGCTGTAGTATAAGCTCGTTGAATTCGTCCGTATAGCGTTACTGTTGTGCCGCTAACGGAGAAAACTCGTACCCACTCACCATATGATGCACCTGTGGTGCTGTTTACTACTGGTTCTGCGCTGCCAAGAATTAGGTAATCGCCCTTAGCCAAGGTAGCAGCGTCTCCGTTAGATAAACTTAAAACAGAATCTCCAGCAGCGACATTGCTAGTAAGAAACAGCTCAGAGCCAGTAAAATCTGCCGTTGTAAACATATAGGCGTCGCTAGCTTGAATTAAACGCGTTGAACGCCCCGCACCTTGTATGCTAATATTAGATGAGAGTTGTAGCGAACTAATCAAATAATCGCCTGGTGGAGCGAACACAACACCTCGGGCAATTGCTGCTGCAGCGGCGGCAGCAACGAAAGCGGGAGTATCGTTAACAATACCACCGCCTTGCGCACCATAATTACGCACATTGAAAACAGCGGCAGTTAGATTCACGCCGCTGCCGCTAACTGGCTGAGCGCCTAATCCAACAATAGCCATTGTTAGGTACCTCCAAACGCATGACTTGATTCGGTCGTATACGGCTGCGTTGAGCCAAGCCACTGTCTGCGGATTGACGCTAATAGTCGATCTCGCGCGCGCTCTGCAAGCACCAATAGCTGCTGGGCTTCTTCCGCATTGCCTTTGGCCATCGTATGCGCTGCTGCGGCCATTACTGCTGCCGATTCGCCACCCTCAGGAAACGGTACATTCATTCCGTCAGTCATAGCGGTAAACGGTGTTGGTTTGAACGAATAGCGGATATCGACCGGCGCTGGGCCAAATTGCATATCTGACGAGTATAACCACAACTGATCGCCTTTGATTTCGTAGGTAAAGCGAGTGGCAACGATAACGCTGTTATCGCCGCCGCCGAGTAGGTAATCGCGAGGGTCTTTTGGATAATAGATTCTTGCAGTTTGACCGCTAGTATCAGCAGGAGCTTTTACTAACTGAATTCGATAGAATCGCTGGATCAAATCGCCGCCCATTGTGGTCAATCGTAGATCGACAAATCCGGGCGAATGCAATGTTGTGATGGTTTGCAACTGGCTGGTCAAAAACGGCGCTTGATCCAGCATATCCGTCCACAAATCGTCAATCACCAATTGAATAGCAAGATCGATAAACCCATCGCTCCAGCGTTTTGCGTTGGGATCATCGAGATACTGCCTAGTCATGCTGCGGTATTGCGATTTAGTCAGCGGCATTACTCAACACACTTTCGCCAGTCGGTATGCGCTCTTTCAGCCATCGTTAAGCATAGCATTTGCCGATTCGCCTTACGAATAGCCGAAACATCTCGACCTAAATCTTCGAGTTGTTTGTTAAACTGATCGGCACGTTGTTCTAATGCGATAACTCTAGCAGGAAGCTTGGTAAACCCGCCAGCCGCAGCGCCGGTTGTTAAACCAGCGCTGAAGATGGCGACGATAAGAACAGCGGCCTTCCAGCGATAGCTGAGTTGATCTATCCAGCTTGAAAGCCTTTGCATAGTTACCCCTCTGCTGCTTTTGCTTCGATCTCGATCTTTTGCTTCTCGGCAACCATTGCCATAGCGGCATCTGCACCGCTAGCCGGTTCAATCACCGACTTATGCTGATCGATTAAATGCTTGCGCATGTAGCGCTCATCGGACTGCACGCCGCACCAGATGCAAGTTAGCTCTTTGGCGCCGTTTGACGACTTCAAAATAGCAGCCATAGCGCGATTGATGGGATTCTGCGCTTTTTCAGGAATAACTTCGGCATCAGCCACCGGGACATCGGCTTCTTGCACTGAGAAACCGCGCCATAAATCTTTGTTCGGCAATTGAATCAACGTCTGAATAGCAGGATTAGACATTATTGAGATATCTCTTTCATAATTCGTTCGACAGTAGCATCATCGTGTTTGGCGGCAATGTTCCAGAGCGTTCTAGCGATGTCTTCAGCGTTATCTGTAATA